TGAGCTACCGCGTGATGGAGGGCGAAGGCGTTTTTGCGGGGAAGGGCGCCTACGACGAGTTCAAAAAGCTGGCATCGGTCTTCTATCAGGGCGGACCGGGGCTGCTGATCCATCCGGTGTGGCAGGCGTCGCAGGCGTACTTTGTGTTGCTGGAACTGGCGCAGCAGCCGCTTGAAAACTACGTGCGCTACCGCTTTGCCTTCTGGGAGACGAGCCCACTCGATACGTCGCTCATCCGCGTGAGCGGCGGAAGCGGCAGCGCGGGCAAGGGAACGAAAACGGCGAGCCCGTACTACACGGTCAAGCGCGGCGACACGCTGTGGGGCATCGCGAACACGTATGGCGTGACGCTGACGGCGCTTTTGAACGTGAATCCGCAGATCAAAAATCCCAACAGGATCGCCGTGGGAGAGCGGGTGACGCTGCCGTGATGAAGGGGTATCTGACGACGTGCGACGGTGCGCAGTTTGAGCTGCCGACGCTGCTGAAGTGGGAATTTTCCTACACGGGAAGCGTGCCGTGCGACAGCTTTACGCTGCGGTGCGCATACGAGCCTGCGATGGCGGAGACGCTGCGGCGGGCGGTGCGCTTTACGGCGAGAGAGGACGGCACGGTCGAATTTGCGGGCGTTGTGGACGAGTGCGGCGTGACATGCGATGAAAAGGGCTTGCAGCTTGAGGTGAGCGGACGCGGCATGGCGGCGCTGCTGCTCGACAACGAGGCAGAGAGCGTGAGCTATCAGTGGGCGACGATGGAGGAGATCCTCAAAAACCATGTGACGCCGTACGGCATTGTGTGCACGGGCTATGACGCGGTGACGGCTGCGGCACGGTACCGCGTGGCGAACGGGTCGAGCCAGTGGAAGGCGCTGAACGATTTTGCAGCACTGCACGGAGGGATCGCGCCGTATTTCGATAAGACGGGCGCGCTGGAAGTGAAGAAAAACCGCAGGGCCGCGCGCGTGAGCATCGACGCCAAAACGCCGGTGACGGCGCTCGCCTACTGCGACAAGCGCTACGGCGTGATCGCCGAGGCGCTGGTGGTGGACAGTAAGGCGGGCGTGAAGCAGAGCGTGAAAAACGAGGCGTTCTGTGCTCGCGGCGGCACGAGCAGGCGCGTATTTTACGTGCCGGCGCGCAGCGGCACGCAGGCAATGCGCTACACGGGGGAGTATCAGATCGCAAAGTCGAAGGAGGGCGCGGAGACACTGCGCGTGACGATCGCGGGGCGGTTCACCGCCGCGCCGGGGGATATCGCGGCGGTGAGCGGGACGAAGATCGGCATTGTGGGCAATTTCCGCGTGATCGAGTGCGTGAGGCGCTTCGGCGAGAGCGGAGAGGCGTGCGAAGTGACGATGCAGAGGGAGTGAGAGACGATGTGGCTATCGAGAAAGCTAAGCCAGCATGAGATGCAGGACGTGGCCTCGGCGCAGGACGGAACGGTGACGGTCGAGGGCGGCGAGCTGGCGGTATTCAGCAGCGGCGAAAAGCGCGAGGTGAAGACCGCCGCGCCCGGCGGCTATGAGTGGCAGCCGAAAAAGGGCGAGGATGTGCTGGTGGTGCGCGGCGGGACCTTTGGCGAGGAGGCCTACGCCGTGGGCGCGGTGGGGCAGAGCGCGGACGACCTGGCACCCGGCGAGGTGCGCATTCGCTCCGCCGCGGCGGGGACGGAGATCGTGCTGCGCAACAACGGGCGCATCGACATCAACGGGCTCCTTTTCATCAACGGAATGCCGTATCTGGGAACGGGAGGCTGAGGATGGAGCTGAAGATCAAAGACCGCGATTATGTGGCCGACGGCGCGGGCGGGCTCGTGCGCGTGAGCGGCTGGGACGAGCTGCTCGAACGCGTGCTCTTCAAGCTGAGTGTGCGGCGCGGGAGCTTTGCGCTCGTGCCAGAGCTTGGCAGCAAGCTGCACCTTTTATGGCGGGAAAAGGGCGAGAGCCGCGCGACGGCGGCAAAGCAATACGCGGCCGAGGCGCTGGCGGACGAAGAGGGCCTGAGCGTGACGGGCATGGAGCTTGCGGAAAAGAATGGATTTTTGGAGCTGCGCGTGCTGCTGCGCTATGAGAACGAAACGGGCGAGGCGGTCGTGACGATAGGGGGAGAGTGAAGAATGGAAGAGCTGAACGCGATCTACGAGCGGATGCGCGCGATCTTTGCCGAGGAGGCGGGCTTTGTGCCGAACGACGGCTGCGACGCGATGGTGCGCCTCTATGCGCTGGCGAGCGAGGTACAGTCGCTTCTGGCGCAGGCGGACTGGGTGCTGGATCAGAGCTTTCCGCAGACGGCGGTGGGGCAGTATCTTGATTATCACGCCGAGACGCGGGCGCTGACGCGCCTTCCGGCGGCGAAAGCGGCGGGCGTGCTGCGCTTTTCCGCGCCGTCGGCGGCGGTGACGGATTATGAGATCGAGCAGGGGAGCGTTGCGATGACGAGCGGCGGCGTGCGCTTTGAGACGACGGAGAAGGCGACGCTTGCAAAGGGCGAAACGTATGTGGATGTGCCGGCGAGCGCCGTGGAGGCGGGGGCGAGCGGCAACGCCATCGCGGGCGCGATCCATCTGATGTCCGTGTATCCGGTGGGCATCACGCAGTGCGTAAATCCTGAGGCGTTCTCCGGCGGCAGCGACGAGGAGAGCGACGAAAAGCTGCGCGAGCGCGTGCTAGCAAGCTACAAGCGCCTGCCGAACGGCGCGAACGCGGCGTTTTACGAGCAGGAGGCGATGAGCTTTCCGAACGTGGCGGCGGCGAAAGCGGTCGGCCGCGCCCGCGGCATCGGCACGGTGGATGTGTATGTTTCGACGCACGCGGGCGCGCCGGATAAGAAGCTGCTCGGCGAGATCGAGGCGGTCTTGCAGAAAAAGCGCGAGATCGCGGTGGATGTGGAGGTCAAGGCACCGACAGAGAAGACCGTCAACATGAGCGCGGAGCTGACGGCGGAGCAGGGCTGGACGATGCAGGAGATCACCGATGCGGCGACGGCGGCACTGCAGGCGTACTTCACCGGCGAGCGGCTGGGTGAAGCGGTGTATACGGCGAAGCTCGCGAACATCCTCTACGGTGTGGAGGGCGTGAAGAACTGTCACCTGCTCACGCCGGACGAGGATGTGAGCGTGAGCGCGACGGAGCTGCCGGTGCTCGGCACGGTGACGATCACGGAGATCGGGGCGGGTGAGGCATGACGTATTATGACTATCTCTGCCGCCTTTTGGAGCCGATGCGCGTTTACCGCACCGAGCGCGGCACGCTGAGCGGCGGAGAGCTGTACGCAGCGGGCAAAGCGCTGGATGAAGCGGACGGCGCGATGGAATACGCCGAGCAGGAGGGCGTTTTGCAGACGGCGGAGGGCGAGGGCCTTGCAAGGCGGGAGAAGCTCTTTTCCCGCTGCCCGGTCAGCGTTTCGACTGCGCTGCGGCGCGAGGCCATCGCGGCGCTCGCGCGCATCAACGCCGACAGCTTCACGCTGGATGCGATCAACTCGACGCTCAGCGGCTGCGGCATCAAGGCGCTGGCGGAGGAGACGGAGAAAAAGGGAACGGTCAAGGTGTGGTTTCCGAACACCGTGGGCGTGCCGGATGAGTTTTCGCAGGTGGAGAGCATCATCCTTGATATCATCCCGTGCCATTTGCTGGTGGAGTTCTACTTCCGGTATCTGACGTGGCGCGAGTGCGAGGCACAGAAATTTACATGGCAGAGCGTGGAGGACGCGCATCACACATGGGAGAGCTTTGAAAAGGCGGTGCCGAAAGAAGAATGACGGAACAGGAAATCTCGGTCAAACTGACGGAGACCGAGCAGCGCGCCAAGTCGAACACGCACCGCATCGAAAAGCTGGAACAGCAGCAGAAGGACCTGAATAAGCTGGTAACGGCGGTGGAGGTGCTCGCCTCGCGCGAAAAGGGCGTGGAGACGGACGTCAAGGAGATCAAGGCGGACGTGAAGACCATCACGCAGAAGGGCGGAAAGCGCTGGGATGCGATGATCGACCGCGTGCTGTACGTGCTCATCGGGGCGGCGATCTCCCTGCTGATGACAGGGGGGAGCTTATGA